AAGCCCTGATATACTTGAAGTAGTATGAGCGTGGCTATCGTCCTCAACAGCCCAAGCACCTGTAGTTACAGTAATATCGCCTACGTCCTGGTCCGCAAAATCCGCAGGATTAACCTGCCCTGCGCCTGTCCCCCAATCTATATGGGTGTCTTTAACGTTGTCTGTGCCTGCGGTGAGCAAGGCAGTAGGGTCAGCTTCGGTAATGGTAATATTGTTAGGGATGTCGTCGTCAACAATGGTGCGGAAAGCGGGAACTGCGGCGGCGCCTGTTGTAGGACCTGCAAAGATTGTGTTGGCGGTTTGGGTTTTGAAACTTAATGCCTGGACAGTTAAGGTGAGCAAATCGTCAACGTTGGTGTCAATGGTTACGGCGTCGTGGCCACCGGCTAACCCTTCAATCTTATCCCTTACGGCGTTTTTAGAAGGAGCTACAGTAGTTACACCATCCCAAGAGGTAGCGTCATAGGCGGTGTCGGAAACAGAGCCGCCGGCGGCTATCTCATCAAGAGTTTCAAGTGCCACCTGGACATTGTCATCAGCCGCGGAAAGCTGACTATTAAAATTGGTAGTATCTGTTTTAAGATCCCTGGCCGAATCTCCTTGCCACCCTGATTCTGTATAACCTATTCCATTCAGGGTAAACAAGAATAATACAGCCAATAGTAGGCGTCTCATCCAAGCTCCTCTTGAGTACTTAATTTTGCCTGTAGCGTATTTGACACCCCAGCGGCACTCGTGATTTTCAATCTACCGTAAGGCATAGCCACCGGACTAAAAGCAGCATTGTGCCAATTAGCATCAGCAAGGTTCGTATGAATATCTGCCTGGCTCGCAGGAATAACCCATTTTACATCAGAAGCTCCCTCTGTCGTTGGAAGTTCAAAAGACTGCTCAAGCTGAATGGTTAGATCAATAGCACCTGCGCTTCCAGCTAAATAAGCCAAAGCAAAGTAAAGGCCGTATTTCAAACTAAACGATTTTGAATAGACAGTAGCACCTGCGCCTATAGTGATAGTCGCAAGATTGGCCGCTGTTAGGACATCTCTCACATTTGGCCCTTCCATAAACCCGCTCCCCAAGATTGAAATCTTGATTTGTAGTGTCGTAGAAGCGTCATTTGCTCCCACGCCCGTAAGTCCTGTTATTTTAAACCGTCCATAAGGAAGTGCCGCTGGCTCTATCTTTTTTATATGCCATATCTCATCAGCCAAAGAAGCTTCAATATCTGCAAAGCCCACTGCCTCAACTGACCTCACGTCTGCGACCTCAAGATCGGGCTCAACATGACATTGTTCAAATTCTATCTTAAGTTTTACGTTGCCGTCTGAGGTAGCTTTATAAGCTATCGCAAAATATTCACCAAACTTCAAACTTATGGGCGGAGTATAGACTACGGCATCAGAGATTATCGGTATCTCAATAACGCCGGTTTTGTTTGCTACTGCATTTACATTAGGGCCTTCCATTACTCACCTCTCAATTTCTTTAAAGTAGCTATTTTACCGTCTATCTCGCGTTCCCTTAAAACCTGCGCTTTTTCTTTTTCACGCAAAGTTATATCTTTTTCGTTTAGGCTATTCCGTAAGTCCGAAAGACTATCGCCAAGAATTTGCGTTGCTCGTGCGTCAGCTTGGTTCTTTTTCAAGACTTCCTCAGCTTCAATGCGCGCTTTCTCAGCTATAGCCAATTCCTTCAAGACTTTGTCTTGTGCGTCAGCGCTTGCCGCAACATTGATCTGAATATTCTTTTCAAGAGTGGTCAAGCGTTCTTCTTTGATATTAAGAATGGCTTCTAGATCAGACAATTCCTTCTCTTTTTTTTCTATTAAGAGAACGCGGCCATTAAAGGCAAGCTGTTTGTCTGCGAGACTATCGCTTAACAAGCTTAACTCTTCAGATTTATTAGACAGCTTTTCAACTTCTGCAACAACAGCGGCCTGCGCGTCTCTTAACTTTTGAGTTTCTTCTTTAATATACTTCTCGTTAGCTACCCGTTGTTTTTCAATTGCTACTCGCTTAATATCAATATCGCTAACGGCCTGTTTTTGTTCCTCAACAATAACCTCAAGCTCTTTTGCTTTCTCAATATTCTTCGCGTCTTGTTCAACAACAAAAGCCTTGTCTTTTTGAACGGCAGTCTTTTCTTGTTCAAGACGAGCAAACTGCGAAGAATAAGTAATCTCTAAGTCTTTCTTTTTAACTTGATATTCCACTCCAAGTTTTTCTCTTGTTTCAGCGAGAACCTTATCTATCTCAACTTGAAGATTCAACTTTTTCTTTTCAAGATCAGCAATATCTTTTTTTAATGCTTCTGTCTCTTTCATAAGGCGAGTTAAAGAATCTTCCTGAAGAATATCACCTGAAGTTTTACCCAACATAGTCACCTCTTTTTAAGAAAGAATGGCAGGCCCTTGCTAGAGCCCGCCATTCAGTCATTATTCTTGAGAGGCGGGATCTATTAAGTCTGATCCGCCGTCCTTGATACTTCAAACCAATGCGAACCATTAGAGATAAACCGCATTGTCATATAATGCGATGCGGTTGTCCCCAATGTCAATGCTCCTGAAGAACTTACAAGTGTGGCATTGAATGTAATGACTTCGTCTGCTGTTCCTGCGCTGGTGAATATGATAGTTACTTCATCACCAGCCGCGCCGGCTCCTGAGAACGTGATTTCCTGGTTCTCGTTGTCCGTAGGAGTGTCGGTATAAAGCGTAGTTCCTTTTGCCACTGTCAATGCAACAGCAGCGCCAGGCGTTAATGCAACAGCGGTTCCTGTTAACTTTACAGTGCCAGTAACAGCCGGAACAGTAACTGTCTTAGATGAACCTGCTGGATCATCAACGGCCAAGACAGTTCCATTTATCCAGATAGACGCCGGGTATTGCGTCGCACTGCCTATACTATAAGTATTGGCATTCGGCACAAGATCTCCATCACTTTGAACACTCCATCTGTTATTGCCGAGGACTGCCTCGTCTGTCATCGCTGCTGCGAACACAGATAAAGGCAAAGCCAATAGCATAACAAAAATGGCCAAATACTTAAACATCCTTCCCATGTTTCCTCCTATTATTTTATTAACGCTTCACCTGTGGCCGGATTCCAGCCGATTAGCTTGCCTTCTTTTTGTAACTCCTGTAACTCTTCAGGAGTAACCTTTATTTTTTTAGGGCCTAGCTCTGCGGCAAAAGATGGAAGAACCTTTGGCTCTTCTTGATTAACATCTACCTCAACCTTTGGCTCTTCTTGATTAACATCTACCTCAACCTTTGGCTCTTCTTTTTTCTTGTTCCTTGCCATAAATCCCCCTAGCTTATTGTCCTTGAAAACCCCGCAGCGCCTCTAAACCTTTCAGCTTCGGCCTGTTTTTCTGAATCAACCCTACTCTCTTCATTAGCCTTTAGTCTTTTAACACAAAGTTGACACATGAGATCCCCATTATAATATTCAAGCTTAACGCCGCTTCCTGTGGTGTCCGTAGCCGGTGTATCGGCCCCGGAAGCATTGGGATCATCACCTGCATCCGCTCCACAGACTGGACATTTGCCAAATATTTCTTTTGGGAACCCCATGTGTAAACCTTTATTTTAAAGAACTATCTTACGCTGATGTACCGCCGCCTCTTGACCATGTTCTCCAATTCTTTATCAAGATACCTATCCTGATGTCAATTGAAGTCTTGTAGCCATTGTTGTTGTTGTCTTTGAAGAAGTTGATCATAGGCATTTGTCTTTCATGGAACTGGAAGTCCTCTGACTGCCTTTTGCCAATAAAGAACGCGGCCTCAGCAGCTTCAAGATAATCCCAGTCTATCGGCGTTACGAGCTTGTAATACGGGCTCTTATCGTTCAACTGCCCGCCTGGCATTTGCTGTGTTCCAAGGATCCTATCTGCCAAGAACTTATCAGCGCCCGGCCTGCAAAGCAACGTATCGCAAGGATTGCGCACGATATTGTCTCGTTCATCCCTGTTGTTCGTTGTGGTATGCAGATTGTAAACCGTCTCAAAATTGGTCGGTGTTAAGGTCAGACCAGCAACGGAATTGTAATACGTTCCGCCACCTTTTGTTGACCTTGTGTTGCCGGTGAGATTGAATAACGGTTTGTTATCGTAAAGCATGTCGCCGTACGTTGCTGTGTTCCCAACATGCGTTCCGTTAAACACGAAATCACCTAAAAGATTGCCGCCCTCATTGAATATACGCGCGGCCAACTCTTCTTTGGCGAAACGAACCTGCTTGCCCCATGTTCCGGCAAGTTCTTTGATAAGATTGCCGAGCTTAACAGTATCTTCTACTGCTTCTTTCGTTAGAGAAATACCATCCGAGTAGGTATGGTATTTAACTAAGAACTCCCACCCCTGGATAGGAGATTTGTATACAATGTCCTGGCCTTCAACCGTATGACGGGTTAAAGCGCCCGCGCCAAGGATCTGAGTGATTTTATCACCAGCACCTTTGACACCATTCTTAATCTTGAATATCTTGTCATACCCTGTTTCAACTTCTTGATACGTCTCTCTCTCAGCCTTATACATGTCTTTAACGTAAAGTGCCAAGCTATCTCCGCGAACTCCGCTCATGGTTTTAATCTCCTATTTTATATTTCTTTATTTTCTGCAATGACTTCTGACACCTACTACTACGCGTCAACTCCTAAACCCGTTCCCCACTTCGCCGGATTCATCATAACGTCAACGTAAACTGCTGCTGATCCGCCGACAACAATGAGCGTATCTTCTATTGAGGCAGCCAATTGCGCGCCCTGAATGTCGCTAGCTATGGATATGTCGCATAGATCGCCCTGCATACCTACGACATACGTCCCTGAATTGACCGGAATCCTGAAAATGGCTGACAGGTCAATAATACAATTCAACTCCGCTCCCGTTGCCGGAGTGTGCGCGTGTGATTCTAAGTGCCCGAAGATAGTCGTTGAACCGTCTACGTTTAATGTTGCGGCACCTGCGTTCATATAAACAAACTTACCGCTTTGTGCAGAAATTACCTGCGATGCGGCCATTGCGACAGGAACGGATACTTTTCCGCCATGCCTAAAGCCATATTTCAATTCTTCACTCATGATTATTTCCCTCCGTTAGATTTCTTTTTGGCCTCGTCTGCTAAAATTTCCTTAAACATCTCTATCTTTTTCTCATCAGTTACGTCAGGATAGTTTGAAAACATTTCCAAAGCTTCCTGTTTTTGTGCGTCTGTCAACGCCCCTGGTGTCTTGTTACCTTTGTCTCCAGGTGCTCCCGCGCCCACTGGACCATCAGAACGCTTCGCTATGATCGTAGACTTCTCTAAACCGCGCTTGTATCCCCTATCCTCGGCTTCTTTCAAATCCTTATCGTAGACTTTGCCCTTGGCGTAAGCGATATACGGTTCAAGGTTAAACTCTTCGCGAGCAACTCCGGAATCAGAGATTTTGTCAATTATGGTTTTTAATTCACCTGAGAAACGCTTATCGGCTTCAGGTAATGCAGAGAGTAACTTCTCTCTCTTCTCTTTAGCCTGTGCTGAAACCTTGATAGCGTCATCCTTTGATTTAGCTTCAAATACTCTTTGAAGATCTTTAACCATAAGGTCTAAGACTACTTCATCATCAACGGATTCAAGCTTTGGGTTATTCGCACGAAAAGCGTCAATAGCTTCTTGCTTTGAAACAGCCTTGCCATCAACAGTCAATTTTCCTTCTTCAATGGCTTTTAAAAGAACGTCTGGTTGAGGTATCTGCGCGACTACGGGAGCGGTCTTAAGGGTCTTGAGCTCTTCCTGAGTTTTAGTATAGAGACGTTGAATATGAAGGTTGGCTTGCGCCAAGTGCTTCGGATCGTTCTTATACTTATCCTGGATTTTTGCTACATGCTCAAAATCTTCCTTTGCCTCTTCAACAGTAACTCCCTGTTCGGTAGCATAAGCCTCAATTTCTTTCTGCTGATCCGTTTCAGCCTTGAGTTTGGCAGCTTCAGCCTCTTTGGCTGCTGCGTCTTTTTCTTCCTGTGTAGGTTCTTCCACAGGTTTTTTGGCTTCCGCGTCAGCCTTAGGCTTGGCCTCTTCCTCAGCTTTGATACGATCCGCCTTCTGCTCTTCGGTTTCTTGAGTTTCTTCTAAAGAGGGTGCGTCCGGCTTCTTATCGCCTGCGGCGGCCTCTTCTTCTTGAAGAACCTCAAGAGCGATTGCAGCGCTCTGATCTTCGGTTAAAGACTCCTGAGTTTTTAATACTCCCGGGTCAAGTTTTGGTTCTGGCATATCTTTCTCCTTTGCATGCGGGCCTTACGGGTTCCGCCCTACAATATGTTGAAATGGGTCTGCTTATGCAGAGTGCCATCTTAAAACAAAAAAACGCCAACACTATCTTTTGATAGCATTGGCGTTCTAGACGCTCTGTTTGTTACGGCGCTCTAAGGCGCTCTAAAGTTCTTCAATGAGCCTAACTCTTGAAATCTTAACTACGTTCCCACACTTACCGCACTTAATCTCAATAAAACACAAATCGCTTGCTGCGTTTATTTTTACATCATGAGCGAGTGCTGGCGCTCCTTGCTTATAAATATAGCACAATAATCTATTACAGCAAGAACAATTTACTCTAATTTTTTTAAGATCTGTATGTGGATTCAATACTGCTGTCGCCATACTACCCCGCTATTTTAAGTTTCTCGTCGGCAACTCCAAAGATTACAGTGAATTTATTATGCTGTCCACATGAAGCGCACCGACATTGAACTAATAACCCAATAGGTTTACCTGGCCGCTCTGCATAAAATATTTGCTGTGCTTTCATATCTTCTTTTTTGTACATATCTTTCTCTGCGCGCAACTCTTTATATGCAGGGAACTCATGATGAAATGATCCATACCGCAATAAAAGCTTACGGCAGAACCGGCACTTGTATTCCCGCATCTTGTGTACTGGCTTTAAATTCAACAAGCCCATTTCTTGTTACCTCCCCACTATTGGTATTCCATGGGCCTTCCTGTATTCAATTGCCTCTTTGATAGCTACCATGGTCGCCTGCTCTACTTTAAGCAACACCTGAACATGCCGTCCTAAGCAATTAGCTATGTACGGCAAAGAACAGCCGTGTATTCTTAACGTCATGTAATGCTTCATTGACCGTATAAGCTCGCGGTTACTTTCTCCGCCGCCCAACAGAAGTTCTGTTGGTATCAGCTTCTTAACGGCTGGGCTTAAAGAATCAACGAGACTTAAGGCGTATAGCAAGAACCTGCGCCTATTCTCCGGTGAAGCGTCAACAACAGCGTCAAAACCTGCGGTGTCTTTTTTTGTATCTTTGGCAAGAGTATCTTTCTTCTCGTCAAGATAGTTGCAGGCTTGTTCAAAGTTAAGAGGTTTATCGTGCTGTTTCATATTGTGAATTGTTCTTTCATCGCGACCTACCCTTTTGGATTTTTTATTGTATAAAAAAATGCTTTTGGATCTCTAATCCCTCTTTGAACAACTTGAGAGCAAGCGTTTGGACACAAAAGCGACCCTACAATAGGAATATCGTCATAAAAAAACTCATTACATTTATAACAATAAGCATAACTTTTCTTATAAATACTTTTCAACTTCCTGAATGGTTTTTTAAATTTAATATCTGGCAGTAAATCTTCAGGATGTTCGCCATAATATGTAACTGCCATTTTTACAATTTTCCCGATGGCTTCATCGGATAGGCGAGCCCTCTCAGGATCAAACTCACTTACTTCAGCTATACGGAACCATCTGCCAAGTTTAAACTCAAATGTTGAGTAATGCATATTATTGAACCTTTCTTCCCGCGTCGTCTTGCGGTAACGCAAGCAATTCATAATAAGCTGACAATTTGTTGAGACAGGCCCGCAAGAAATAAGCGTCTTGCACCGGATCAGGATTTGCAGTCTTTATCATAATTTGCACAATTTCGTCTCTTTGTTTAGCAAGTTCTTCTTTGTATTTAATAAAATCAGGATGAGACAAAACCTTTTTTCCAAGATCAGATAGCGCCCTTATGCGGATTTGTATCTCTTCACGTTCTCTCTTGTCTCTTGCTACCTCTTCAAGCGTAAGCGGCTTAAACGGGTTTCGCATTTTTCTCCTGTTCTTTGATAGCCTCTTTATCCGGCGGCGTTGCTATCATGGCCTGTAAATCTGCCATAAGGGGAATGAACTCTTCGGCTTTCATTTTTTGCGGTAAGCCTGTGATCTGCGCGTCTTGCTGTTTCTTTTGAGCATACAAAGCCAACGCTTTAAGCGCTGTCATAACCTGTTCTCTTTGGAACTCTTCAAGAGGCGGTAATATCTGATCAATATTGTTCTTCCATTTTGGAGACCAGGACTTGATTATGTTTTTTAAGATTGCATACACCGCGTTAGGATTGCGCGCAACTAGCAACTCTTGTCTTAAGACTTGATAAAGTGCAAGGTCCTCTCGCTTCTCATTCTGTTTATCAAAATCAAAAGACGCGGCCTGTGTTTGAATGTTCGTCCGGGCTACCATAGCATTACGGCTTATGTCTTTAAATGGATCCTTGCCGACCACTGCCTGCGTTCGTGGCCGATACTTCCTGCCTTCTTTTGACATCTGATATTGCAGTTGCAAGAACGCGTTGGCTATCTCATTGACGCAAGGCGCTATCGTATCAACATAGTCTTTAATGCCTATACCACTTTGCTGTAACAGAGCAATAGTCTTTGAAGCCGGCGCGCTAGGATCAAGAGGGCTTTCTTTGCCTGACATGCCTGCTGACACCCTGGTAACATCGTCATCGGTTTGCAGAAGATGTTGCATGAGTAACAGTAACCCACCTATGTCTGTTGGCTTCATATACTTCTGTAAAAAGTCAATAGGCTTGCCACCTGATGTATAAAGCGGAATGCCATGGGTCCACCGCTTCTCTAAGAACTGCCTGTCAACCTCGCTGTCTTTTTCTGTGATAGGCGTGATCATGTTTGAGATGTAAGCACCCTCAAGCACGAAGTTAAGGATAGCGCTCTCAGCTATATTAGTATCGGTAAGATCTTCACCTATCCCGCATTGATATAATCCTGTTTTCTTTTTAGATATGACTATTGGGAAGTAAACGCAATCAACGCTGAAATATGGATAGAGTATAGACCCAACCATGACTTTTTTCTCTTTTGAGATCCAAAAGATACCACGAGTATAATCCTCGTCGGTCTCTTGTAGCTTGGTGAAGAACGTGCACTCAAGAATGTCATAATTCTTATTCTTATACTTTTTTATTTTAGTCGGCTCTTTGCCGTCTACGTTTTCATTGGCAAGTAATTCGGTATCATAAAACTGTTCGTTACACTCAAGCTTTTCAAGTTCCCACCATGAGTAAACCTTTTTCTCTGCAAGCAGTTTCGCTGTCCGCATACCGTGATAACCCTCTGTTGATTTCCGAACATACAAGTCTTTCTTATTCACGAAGCGTGGCATAGGATCGTTGTATATCGTGTCTTTATATTTGGAGATTATGTTGATTTCCTTGCCCGCTAGAATATCCTTTAAAAGCCCAGGGTATCTTTCCCCGGCGTCCGGGTAATTCGTTAAGAAATCCCTAAGGCCTGTATCATCAGCTATAACCTTTTGTTTTGTCTCTGGATCCTCAGTGTATTGAACGCCTGCGTATCTTTCCTCACGTCTGCGGTCAACACGTTCTATCTCATGGAATAGTTTAAGATAGCCTAGTCCTTTAAGCACCCCGGAATGAACAGCCATGCCCATGGGATCCCTAAAAGGCAGATTGTCCATAGTATAATCAAGATAGTCGGCCTGAGCTTCGCATACGTCTTGCCCGCCTTCTTTGGCAAACTCTGGACGTGGAGAAACAGAGAATTTAGGATCGCTGTCAAATATAGATTGCATTATAAGGCTAGTGATCTTATCAACCTTGATCTTGGTAACGCGCCGGTTAAGATTAAACTGCATACGCGTGCCCTCTGCCAATTCGCCTGCGTATTGCCTGTCCAGGGCGTCGTCTTTTTCATCCATCTTTTCGGTTTCGCGCTCATCCTCTATCTCTTGCAACTCTTCAAGGATTTCTTTAATAATCCTGTCTTTCTGCTCTTGGCTAAGCTCAAGGCGTTCCATGTAAATAGGAATTTCAGTGGCCTCAATTCGCTTGTCTACGTCTGTCTGCTTTTCACGTTCTAGTGTGTAATCTTGTGTTTTTATATCAGGCATGGGATCCTCTCTGATTGATATTATACAGGCACTACTTCTACGCCTGCCAGTTTTTTGCTTTCTTCCCTAGACCAACCTAAAACACGATATTCATAATATATTCTTTCGCCGTCTTGTTGCTCACGCTCTGTTAATTTCTTTTTAGAATTTAAACACCGGCTTCTTGAGTTCATTTACTCTCTCCCTAGTGCTTGCTTCTGATTTCTCAGCAGGCGCTTTGTATTGATTCTCTTTTATAGCTGCCCCACCTATTGCCATTGCTATGACACCGTCATCTAAAAACTCCCCATCTGCTTCTGGCTTGCCTGTTTTTGGGTTACTAATAAAAGTTTTGCATTGAGCAATTATAATTTCGTCCCGTAATTCAACAACTGATTTCCTTATCTCTTCTTCAAGTTGATCTAACATAGGAGGACGACTAGTAGAAGTAGTACTCCAGCCGGGCTTAACAGAGACAATCTTGCCGTCCTTGCCAACACGTTTTGTTTCATATTGCTTAATGTCCATTTTTAACAGATTCTGCACAACTGAATAGCCGTGGTTATTGTTCTCAACTGCTGCCTCAGCTTTATACAGCTTTGATACTTTATAAACCTTTAGATCAAAATCATCATCAGTTTTATAGAGTCCGTTGGCCGCCGCGACTACGTTACGCGTCCACTTATCACGGACAACGATAAACGATTCATCCCCCTTGACCAATCCCTCTGAAACGTCTGCGCTCACTTCATATTGGAATCCGGGTTTAGGCAATTCATATATACGGAGCCAACCACTAAATATCTCTCTAATCTCAATTTTATTGTCTATTTCAACAAGAATGGCCCTTATATGCTTCCCGTAGGGAATAGGGTCAAGAGGTGCCTTACGTTGAAAGAATGGCCAAGAGACCTGTGTAGAAAGCGCTGTGAGGCTAAAGAACGGATGCCCTGATCTTCTGTAGTCAATGTCTACTTCTTGAGCTAAATCGGCCTCGGAACGGCGTTCTGCCTCCGCATCATACCAAATTGATCTCACCATCCCAGACTCGCAACCTAGACGCTTCCATATAGCAAAAGCCTGTGTCCAATCAGCTATTGGTATCTTCTTGTTGTCATCAAGATAATAAGCACCCTCACACTTTAAAGGATGAAGCGTCCAATGCAGAGAAGTCTTTCTAATTTTCTCTTTAGTCCCCATAGATAGCTGGGCAAATTTGTTTGAAGATCCTACAGGAGTAGAAACACATATTCTACATTTTGAGACGTCTGCTGTAGCGGTCCAAGCAGCAACAGCAACACTTTCATCCCATTTAGCAAACTCATCAAGCAACAAAGCTTTCCGCCGGCCGCCTGAACCAAAATGAGGGTTAGCGCTCTCTCCTACAATTGCGTTGCTATTCTCAGGATTGATTATACGCATATAAGCTGCATGTTTATCAAAATCAAACCCGTTAGGCAATAACCAAAGAGGCTGACGCTTCAAACAAAAACGTACCTTCTCTAAAAGCGTGTCTATATCGTTTAACTTATCAACATAATCTTCTTTGCGCGAACCTACACGAAAATCAGAGCCTTCCTCAAACAAAAAATACCAAGCAAAGACGTAAAGAATATCCCATGACACACCCATGTCGCGGCTTTTATCGTTGAGATAATCTTCCTGTTTGTCTATTGCGTTTTTGACTTCAAGGATGTGCTGATCTTGATAAGGATAGGTTATATAAGGCAGAACATCGGGTTTACGCCGGGGGTCTTTTGTATAACAAAAAGTATTTATCCAATAAAGAATATCTTTCTTACACAATGCTTTGACTTCTGCACGTGCTGTTAAATCTCTTTCGCATAATGATAAAATCTTCAATCGGTAGGCGCCATTCTCCATTATGTCTTTTGGATAGCCTAATATCATTTAGCCTCTTCATGTTGTAAGGCAAGCCGATTATTTATATCTTTGAACAATGTTTCAGGCGTAGCATTTGCGTCAATCTTCACATCTTGGAAGATCAATTTGCTACCGGGTAAAAGAATATTCGTGTTATCGGAGATAAGTTTTAGATGTTTAGCGAGAGTATTGAGTGCGTCGTTTTTATTCCAGAAGCGGACCTTCTTAACATAGCCACATTTCTTCTTTTTATCATTTCCTTTTCCAAATTCCTCTTCAATTTCAATCGCTGATATACACTTTCTTAAAGCAACAGGCATATCCTTGAGATCCTTCAAATTCCCCTGGTTATCAAAGGCCTCGCTTGGGTCAATACGAGCTATGGCTAATAACTCAAGTAATATCATTTCTGCTGTAATTAACTGTCTCGCAGCACGTTCCTCAAACAACCTATCTACTTCTTTTTTAATATAAGGTTTCTTAAGGTTTTCCGTAGCTATTGAAAAAGCGGTATCTTTTGAATATCCAGCCCGCTTGGCCGCTTCTGTTCCGTTTAAATCTTTCATATATTCCAAACAAAAAAGTTTTTGACGATAATTAAGATCTCCGAGTCCTTGGGGTTTGTTGTGTTTGTTTCTTAACATTTTATAGATGATTATGTATAAATCTTATTTTATTTAAATAATACGGCCTTGTTCTTGTAGGATTCAATATCTGACCACAGCCACACTCGCACAGTTTTTTCATATTCCCTCATAAAAATAAAGCCACTCTCGCCTTGCGCGCAAGAATGGCTTTTGAAATCTTCAGCAGGTGATCTGCCTGCTTGGTTAAAAGTTTATCTCATGGCACCCCCTTTGTCAAGTTTTTTTTACTTTTTTCCCTTTTAATATGGTCGCTCTCCTGTAGGGTTAATAAATCCACTGTCTTGCTATTTCACATAGGGAAACAAACACGGCGTCTTTATCCCTTTCCAATTGCCCAAGGTCTGCATAAGGAACTAAATCTGGATGAGTTTTTTCTTCTCGGCTATATTGCTCACCGAATTTCCAACCCATAAGGAAATATGCCTGCATCCAGCTTCCGTGTAATTCTTCGGGTGATTTTGAGCGTTGTTCTCCGCATTGTCTATCAATGACTTTTAAAAATTGGTCTTTAAAGGGTTGCCCTCGTTCATCCCAAACAACAGGAATAATAGGAGCATTAGCGGCAATAGCCACAAGTCTCGCACTATCATAAACAAATCTTGCTCTGCGCTCAGTAATATTTTCAGCTACTTCACTTGGAAAACTCATTTTACCCCCTCCATATTCTTGAGTGTTTGGCGGACAATCATCTCCATTTTTAAATCATGCATTAGATAATTATCGCTCCCATAACTATCATCGCCAAAATTGACATCCACAAAACTTCTAGCGGATAAGCACCTTGGAGTGCCAAATCAGGCTTCCACGCCACATAGAGCTGAACCTTGCCATATTAAAGAACTAAATTTTTTTACTTTTGCAACACCTTTTCAGCGCCCTCAAAAATACTATT